CTCATCGACGTTCAGGATTTTCGCCAGTTGTGTCATCAATTTTGGACGCGGGCGGCTTTCACCCTCGAACCACCGGCGTACTGCTTCCTGACTGATTCCCAGTCGTTCCGAGAACCAAGTCTGCTGCCCCTTCCCATAGTCGGGCACGTCGGTGGACCGATCACAAGCGAGTTTTAAACGTAGTGCGAAATCTCTATGGTCTGCCATGACACTATTCCTCTGTTTCAATTTAACGCTGGAGCGAGTGGCGGGATCACCGTCCGACTTCACTCATTTGTTAGGAAAGCAATCATCTAACAGCAATTAGACAACACACAGTTTGATTGCGAGTCCGAGGGCACTCCGCCATTCTTGGTTGTAATTTCAACAGTATCTCATTTTGTTGTCAACTGATTATTGACAATCAATTGTTACAGAGAATCACGTCAAGCTACATCCCGCACTGCTTCAAGGAGTTGTCGTTGTGTGGCATCTTTCTGACCCAGCACCCGCATTACTCGTTCATCCACGGTGTGACGGGCAATAATGTGGTGAATTACAACTGTTTTTTGCGTCTGCCCCTGCCGATACAACCGGCCGATCAATTGTAAGTAGAGCTCCAGTGACCAGTTCAGTCCGAACCAGACAATGACATTTGAACCACGTTGCAAATTAAGTCCATGACCTGAACTGGCCGGGTGGGTCAGCAGGATTGGAATTTCACCGTCATTCCAGCGAACCTGGGTGTCGGGGTCGTCGTCCATCACCGTGGCGCCGGGGAATGCTTCCTGCAGTCGAGCCAAATCAGACTTGAAGTTATAGGCCACCAGGATTGGGTAACCGTTGTGGGACTCAATGATCTCTTTCAGAGCCTCGATCTTCTCGTCGTGCAGTAACTCCCAGTCCCGGGCCGCGTTGGTGTAGATAGCACCATTGGCGAATTGCAGGAGCTTCCCGGTGAGGGTGGCGGCGTTCTCGGCTTCCACCTCCAGGTCCAGTTCCTCCATTTCCAGGATCATGTCCCGCTCGAAGTTCTGGTACTGGATCATCTTGTCCCGAGGAATATCGACTTCAACCTTGTTCAGGATTTTCTCCGGCATGTCCAGGTAGTCTTCGGCGTTCATGTGAATGGTGATGTCGGACACAAGGGAATGAATTTCCCCGTCGGCAAAGTCCCGTGGTATGAGCAGGCGCTTTTCCCGGTCCTCATGAAACCACCGTTGCTTGAATGCCTTCTCGGTGGCACCCAGTCGCTCACCCTTGTCCAGCAGGTAGAACTGAGCCCACAGGTCAATGAGCCCCTGGGGCGCCGGGGTGGCCGACAACTCCACCACCCGTGTGATCGCCCGGAGCACGGACTTGATGGCCTTCCACCTGTTGCTGGACTGGGACTTGAAGGAACTGGACTCGTCGATGATCACCATGTCCCATGGCCACTGCTTACCGACCATCCGGATCAGCCAGGCCACGTTATCCCGACTGATGATGTGGATGTCGGCCCGTTGCAGGATGGCCGCCGTGCGCTGCTTGGCTGTGCCACCAATGACGGAGAATCGCAGGTGCATCAGGTGATCCCAGTTACGGAGCTCCAGCGGCCAGGTGGTCATGGCCACTCGTTTCGGGGCGATGATCAGGACCCGGCCCACCGAGAAGTCGTCGAGCATGTCGCTGGCGGCCGTGGCAGCGGAAACGCTCTTACCAAGTCCCATGTCAAGCCAGAGGGCACAACCGTTCGCCGCGCTACCGGCGATGTCACAGATGAAGTCAGAGGCTTTGTTCTGGTACGGGTGCATCAGGTCTCGGGTGAGAAGCATTACAGGTCTCCCCAGAGTGGGTCCGAGGCTGCCTGGGCAGCAGACGGGAGACTCCAGGCGAAGGTGCTGAACAGCAACCCGTCCTCATGAACCTGGTAGCAGCCCCGGGACACCACAGGGTCGCCGTGGATCAGTTCCACCTCGTCCAGGTCGTCGAAGTCGGTGACCTCGGAGTACCGGGTTACCATCTTGGTGTCCGGGTCAAAGTGCGTTTCAAAAATAGACATAATCAACCTTTAGTTGTAATGGTGGTCAAATGGAATCCATCACCGTTTCGATGAAGACTGTCGCCGCTTCAGCATTGATAGCGTTTCCGTAGGCGCGCAGTCGTCCCACTCTGGCGGCAACCCTATCAGCCAGCGGGAATGTGCCGGGTTCAACTGGCCGCCACTTTCCATCCCTGCAGAACAGCCAGTCAGCATCTGCCCAGAAGCCTTTAGTCGGGCCGGGCCTGCTATCGCTGCGAAGTCCTGTAACCTCTGCTGCACCTTGCTCCCGTTCTCCCTCTTCATGGACAGGGCCGAACTCGCCTTGCCTGTTCGAGTGTTGCTTGTCGTCGGGGTTGGCCATCCCGCTAATGGCACTTGGTCGTTGAGGTTCGACATTCCGTGGCCTTCTGTTTTCTTTGCTGCTATGTACTCCGGACTGTGGGCCGGGAAGTGGTCCCTGGATGCTGGAGTAGCCCATCCAGTAATTTCTATCCCTGATGTGCGGGGCACCGACGCTCGCAGACGGAAACGCGACACACCCGAACCCGTATCCCAGGGTTTCCAAGTCAGCTTGTACAAGGTCGATCCAAGGGTTTGCAGCCTTACTTGCAACTTGCTCTCCAATGACAATTGCAGGCTTACACTCCTGGATGAGCCAGTGGAAGTGAGGCCATAGGTGCCGCTCATCAGCAAACCCAGTTCTGCGACCTGACGCGGAGAAGGGCTGGCAGGGACATGATCCGGTCCAGATGGGTCGGTCGTCGGGCCAGCCGGCTCTCCGGAGAGAGAGAGACCAGACACCGATGCCGGCGAAGAAGTGACACTGGGTGAATTCTCGAAGGTCATCTGGTGATACATCCTCTATGCTTCGTTCATCAACGATGCCCGGGGCAATCTCACCCATGGCAATCAGGTTTCGCAGCCACTCGGCGGCGTAAGGGTCGATCTCGTTGTAATAGGCAACCATTGGTTGTATCTCCGGTCACAGTTAAGCCGCACATGAGTACATGGCCTCAACGATCTTCTTGCCGCGGGCAACGTCGTCCACCACGAAGACCTGGAATCCCAGCTTCCGGCGCTCGGCATGATCGCTTTGCTGTTTTGGCGTGGCTATCTTCCCCGGGGCTTTGAATTCAATGAAGAAGGCGAACCCGTTGGGTGCACTGAACAGCCGGTCCGGTACCGCCCGGCGCCCGGGTGAGGTGAACTTCTCGGCTTTCATGCCGTAGCGGTACCGGGCGTACTTGCAGACAGCGTCCTCAACATCCTTCTCCAGAAGCTCCCGTTTCGCAACCTTGCCTTTCTTCCGGTCACCCTCCAGTTCCAGCATTGGTTCATCGTCCATGACGCACCTCCCGCCGACCGGCGCACTCGACACACAGTTCATACCCGTGTTCCCGGCGGACCATGGGTATGTCGTTGCCGCACTCCTGACAATCCTCCGGTCCCAGTTGTCCTTTCGGAGGCACCCGGTTGCGGATGCTGTTCACCTGGGAGTCCTTCATCCAGTTCTGGGTGGCTTCGTCCCGCTCGATCATTCGTTCGCTCACGGTTAACCCCTCCAGTCCCGAAGAATTTTCACCAACCCAGCTACTTCCCACCGGAGGTCCTGCAGGCTGCCGTTGTTATCAACCAACATGTCAGCCATTTCACAACTGACGGTACAGCTACTGGTTGTTTCTGCGGGCACACGTTTGCCGGCGTCGGCCATAGAACTGGACTCGAAGGTGAACCCATAGGTGTCACGCAGGATTTCACACACGGTATCTTTGCCATGTCGGGCATGGCCCATGGTCATCAGTTTCACAATTCTTCCCTCTCAGCGAAGTCCACCAGCTTCTCGGCCTCGGCTACGTACCAGTCGTAGTTGATGAGTGCCGGGTCGATGCCGGTGAAGTGGTTGCAAATATGGACTTTCCAGCCCTTGTTGATCGCAATCCGACGCCACACATCCGGTTTTGAAGCGGTCGGCGGCATCACCTTGACCAGTTCCGGACCCTCGGCGGCGATGTAGTAGCGACTGGTGTTCTGGAAGGTCTCGGTGAGCCCCAGGCCCCAGTCACCTTCCAGGTAGGACGACCGCGGCACCTTGGTCCGGAGCAGGAAGTCCCAGTCGTCTTCGTGACACTCGATGAAATCGCGGATGTCGGTGCCGTCGATGATGTTGGCGCAGGCGGCTTTCTGGGTGACCAGGGCACTGTGGTTCTGGTGCCAGCCCAGTTCAGCGCCGTCCTCGTCCGGGCGAATGAAGGCGTAGGCTCCCTTGCGCTTCACCTTGTCCGAGTCCTCGTATTTCGCAACGTAGTTGTTCACGTCCCGAATGTGCATGAATTCGTAGGCGGCATCCTCAAGGTTCAGGTCGGTCAGTTTCTCCCAGACTTCCTTCACCTCGAACAACTCGGGTACCCGGTCGCGGGGTAGCTTCACGGTGAGACCGTCGGTGTTCACCTGGATCAGGGACAGGTCCTCAATGTGGCGAAGCTGTTCATACAGCATGCACAATGAAAGCTGACCGTTGATGGTGATGGTCATGGTGTATTTCGGATCGTAGAACGGGCTGAATTGGGAGTTGCTGTTGCCGTATGGAATGTTCAGCGATTCCTTCAGGGCCTTGTTCTCGTCGGTGCCTTTGGCGTACTTGAGTCGCTGTTTCTTGATGTCCTCGTAAATGTCGCAGAACGATTCCCCGAGGTGTTCCGGATACACCCGGTTCACGATAGCCAGGGAAGGGTAGTAACTGGTCACGTCCAGGTCGATGAGCGCGTAATCGTCGTCGGACTCAACCCGGGTGTTGTGCAGAGAGGCATGGATACCACCGGTGCCGAAGACGAATTCAACACCGTCGAGCATGACCGACAACCGGCGTAGCTTTTTGTTGACCCGCGGCGGATTGGGCCATTCTTCACCGCAAATGAGCGATTCTTCGCAGTTCGCCATCCAGGTCTGGGTCTTCGGGAGCTCACCAACGGGTGAGTAGTCCATGAAAGGCAGCATCTTTTCCAGCGGGAGGTCACTGAAGACACCCTTGGTGTCGGTGATTACCTGATCCCGGAGCCAGGTTTCAACCGCCTTGAACGGGGCAGTCTCGAACTCAACGTAATCGTAAATCACCTCACCCAGGCTGATTGTTTCCCGCTTCGTCTGCAGAGGCTTCTTCTTACCACCTACCCGGGTGAAACAGGCATTCTTACCCATCTTCCGCTCGATCTGGTCGATGAATATGGCGTTTCCGATTTTACCGTTATTGTGGTTCAGGAAACTCTGGTCGTACTTGGCTGACATGGCTTCGCGGAACCGGATCATGCTGGCAGTATGGGAGTGGAACAGGGTGGTAGCGGCCCCGTCGTGCTCGTTGTATTCCACCAGGTAATCAATCTGCTTCTCGGTCAGCACGGTCTCCGGAGGAAACGGCAGGTCCCGGATGTCTTCCATCCGCATGTTGAATTCCAACATCTTCAGACTGGTGGCCTTGGCCTGGTTGTCGAAATGATGGATTTTCATGAGGTCGATCTGAGGAACGATCTGGTCCCGCTCCCAAATGACGTGAGCAAACCGCTTGTTGAAGGGCGCGTTGATAATCTGCTTCGACTTCTGAAACAGGGCGCGGTTGATGGTCTCAGCATCCCGGACATCCGCAAGATCGGTCAGCAGGTGGTGGATCACCGGGTAGTCATACCCGAGATTGTTGTAACCCACCATCCGGGCACCCCGGGTCCGAAGACGCTCAATGAACACCTTGAACGGACCCATTTCATTCTTCCGGAAGCTGATTTCGTAGGTTCGGGACTTGCCGGTTTTGAGACTACCAACCCAACAGGTGAACACGTTCGGGTACACCTCAATGTCATAAACATAATCATTGGTTGTAAGTTCAGTCACAGTTACCCCCGGTCCCGTCCCTCAGTGCTCCCGAACCCACCGTCGCCCCGCTCGGTCTCACCCAGGTCATCGGTCATCTGGAACAGCGGCTTATAGAAGGGAACGAACATGATCTGGGCCACGTAGTCGCCGGGTTTTACGGTGCGGACCTCATTACTGAAGTTCTCCAGGGCGACGAACAGTT